CGCGAACGAAGGCGAGAGATCCTCGACAGTTATCGAAATATGAGCAATCGAGGCGGCGCAATGGTGCTCAGTGGCCAAGTGGATGTTAAGCCCTTGAACCTGTCGCCGCGGGAAATGGAGTTCAAAGCATCTCGTGAAATGGCCCGCGAGAACATATCGGCCGTTATGGGCGTTCCTTCCACTGTGCTCGGATTGCCGGACGCAAATTACGCCACCGCGAGACAAGCTACCATGACCTATTGGCAGGTTCAGAGCAAGCGCGGGCGCAAGATGGAATTGCTCTTTACTCGCATAGCCAAGATGTTCGATGATCGCTTGTATGTTCGCCTTGATTACAGTGAAGTAGAGGCAATGCAAGATCTCAAAACGTCGAAGCTATCTCGTATTGAGAAACATATTTTGATCGGCGGCATGTCTCCGGTCGATGCGTATTCCTATGAAGGACTAGAGGATTCTCCACTCAGTGACGGAGATAGAGAAGTTACTGAGGTCGAAGAAGAAGAGCGCAATCTTGACTCTGTGCATCGACTATTCGAGATTCTAGACTCTAGCTCGGAGCCTAAAAAAAAACTGTCGATTGTGAAATCCGCGGATCAGTAGGCGATCGAAATCCCACGAACTTCCCACAGGATGACGACAACAAAGAGGTCGCTCTTCGGAACAGCCGCTACAAGAGATTCCCGTGGAAAGAAGCATTGAAACTCAAAGAGGAATGGCCCGAGATATGGAAGAAGGGCGGTAACATTCTTGGTAATACGCAGTTCAATCGATTGTATCCAATAGCCAAGAGATCGAGCAGCGTAGCACGAACTGAGACGGAAGAGAGAGCGATACGATTGCGCGAAGCTTGGGCGGCTAGGCACGAGGGTGATTTCCGGCTAGCTGGCGTTGTAGCTCAAATCAAATGGCTCGTTGTCGGTGATCGTGGGATCTCGCATATGCGATCAGTAATCCGTGAGGCGAAGCAGAAGCTGAGCAAGAAGAGCTTTGAGCAGCGGGATAAAGACGAGCAGTTGCAATACTGGAAGGGCTGGATCGAGCGCAACGTGACGCCGCGAGAGCAGCAATTCGAGCGAGTAGCTATGCGATATCTAACAGGCGCGAAAGGGCGCTATCTGAATAGGCTATCAAGCATCATAGCGGCGGCGCGGTCGTACGGAGCGCAGGAAACAAAAGCTATTGATTGGGTTTCTTTGCTGGCACGCTCGACGGAGATTAAGATATTACGCGATACGCTCGGACGTTTCTGGAATGATACATGGATATTGACCGGCAACGAAGAGATCGATAATATGTACAAGTTGATCGGTAGAGATCGCCCACTTGATTTAATGTTCGGCGATCGTCCAATTGCAGAGCGATCGATCGGTGCAATGGTTACAGAAATACAATACACCACCGAGAAGAAGATCAAGAAGATCGTTCGATTTGGCATTGAGCAGGGAGCTAGCAATCAAGAGATAGCTGAACAGTTGGAACGCTCCGCCGGATTCAGGCCGTCAAGAGCTAGATTGATTGCCCAAACAGAGACAACAAGCGCGATCAATAGAGCGACAAATCAAGCATATGTTCGCTTTGAAGAAGAAGAGGATGACGTGCAGATCTTGAAACAATGGATAGCCAGCGGTGACGATAATGTACGCGAGCTACACGAAAAATTAGCCGATAAAGATCCAGTACCTGCAAAAGAAGACTTCAAGGTCTCCGGATACACTGGACCCGCTCCGGCTGCGTTTGGTGCGGCCGAAATGGACATCAATTGCCGCTGTACGATTGCGCCTATTGTACAGATGAAAAGCGAATAATCCAGAGCAGGAAAAACTTTTTTCATTTTATTTTTCCCGCTATGATGTCGAGTTTATGAGCATTGTAGAGATTTGTATAGTTTGTTGATAAAAATAATACTTGCATAGTATGCGTATAGATGTAATAATATGAATGTAAGGCGATCAAGCCTAGTAACAACGGAAATCAAATGACTATTTCAAACTCTCTCTCTCTCACAGCAAAACTAACCTCAATCGTAGCAAAATCTTCTAAAATTAGAAACTTTTCCGATCAAGTTGCTCTAGAAGAAGCTATGCAGGCGCTTGTTGGTGCTACCATTGAGCACAAAGAATCAGGTCGTATCCGCGTAATAGCAGCGACTAACTCTTGCTACGCATTCAAATACATCGGAAAAGGATCGGCAAGTCAAGACCACATATTGGCCAACTACAACATAATCGGATAAGCGTAAATACACTCACTGATTTGGCCCTCTTCGGAGGGCCTTTTTCGTTGTAGCTGCAAGCAAAAAACGCTTGCAGCTACTCAGCTTTTTAGTAGTCTTTCACAATCTCTTCTATCAGCCCTCGAAATATATCCTCTGGAGTGTCTCCCGTGATCTTACTAAGAGCTAGTATCATAAACACAGCATTCACGAGCCGAGGATGACTTGTGCCTTGTATCCAGTGCGTTATATGTCTTCTTCCAATACCTAAGCGTTTGGAGAGCGTTGTGACGTCAATATCGCGCTTGTTGAGATACTGTTTTAACCATCGGCCGAACTTGTTCTTTGTTTTTATGTTGACGGCTGGCATATTATCCTCATTGATGGAGTAAGAATCTCTTCAAGAATGCCACTTGATAGCGTAGAGAGTCAAGCGCATGGTCATTTTTCTTAATCGGCTTATCTTTTCCGGCGCTGTCGCTCCATCGATACAATCTAAATTCTTTTAATAAATTCTTGCAGTTGTCGTGAATTATCAAATGCGGCAATCCCTCCGCATCAAGAGAAAGGCGCTCTTTTACCCAGTTGATCGTTTCAATTACGCCGATGTGTTTTGGGGCGTTCTTCGTCTCGATATCGCATTCTCTGGCGAGTGTTAGACGTCCGTCACGGGATTCAGGATCAGCTACCGTCCAACGGAATTTCCTATTTGGATCGCGATTGTTGAGTATCCGCCCATTCTCGACCGTTGTGCGCTCAGTGGCGTAATACTCGTCGTATACGTGCAATACATCGTCCTTCTCGTCGTGTGCAAAGTATAGGCACGCAAACGGGTTTCTAACGCCGAAGTCGATCGATCGATCACGGGGCCACGATTCAGGTGGATCGAACGAGCGGACGACATGTATATTTCTTGCGAACTCAGGATACACGACTCCTTGCTGGTTCGTGAAGTCGCCGAATAGTCTTGATCGCTGGCTTTCTTCGCTCATATGAGCGATAGCTTTGCGTAGTTTGACAGACGATATCCACGGATTATCAAGGCCCGATATCGCATATGTTTTGTAGCCTAGCTGAGGATTTTCGAAGAAGATATCATGGGGCCATGTGATTCCCTTCAGTGGCGTCATAGTCAAGACGACTGTTCCTTTGTAGTCGATTACTCGGAGCATACACTCGTCGAAGATATCGCGCGGGTGTTCTTCATCCAGTATCACCAACGACACAGCGCCACCCTGAAACTTCTCTCGGCCACTCTCAGCACTCATTGATAGGATCTTGCCGCCGCTTGGGAACAGTGCGCTCGCGCGGTCCTGTGCTCTCCATCTGATAAACTTCGTTCCTACTGGACAATACTTCTCTAGCTTGGGCCGTAAATAGGTCAAGGCGTCGCCATAGCTGAGCGCACTAACCCAAACCTCGCTGGGCTTCTTCGGCACAAGATCGACCGGTAGATCATTGAGGCGCAGCCACTCACGGACCCACCAACAATCGGAGCCATTCGCAAACGCCACAGCTAACATACAGCCGCTCTCCGACTTGCCTGATCTGTTCCCTCCGGAGATCAACGTGCTCTCCGTTCCTAGATGCGTCAAGGCCTCGCGCTGGCTTGTTCTGTGCTCGGTTATGTCGCAATGATCGCAGCGATATAGCCCATCGCGTATTTTGCTCATTTGACTGCCACAGCCTTTCGCTCTTTTCGATGCAGTTGCTCGGCCGTCCCAGCGATGACAATGCGGATCCCAAAGCCGAGCAACTGCAAGCGGATAATCAAGCGCAATACGTTCTAATTTCGCGCTTGATTTAAGATACTCGAGTAGTAAGCCTCTATCCATAGATCAATAGCAGGAAAGCGCAATATAGGCGCTCTATGATGGGTATTTTTCGATAGCTTAGATCGTGCTTGACTGCTCGGTCCATACATCGCTGCATATCGTGATCAGTCAAAAGCAACGTCTTCTCTCCGAGTTTCGTGCGGATCTTGATTGCGTGATATTCTTTGTATTTCTGAATCTCATTCATTTTATAATACTCCGTTGTAGTATATAGCCATTGATACGATAGTCATGATCAATCCTATCATTATTGTCACCAATATCCAGTCGTCATTATCGTCGGTCATTCTTCATCCAAGTCGATTATAGGTAGAGCTATCGGCTGCAATCGCTCTTGTTGAATTCTAACCTCTTCCATCAATGCAGGCACATCGAGAGAGTCTTGATTGATTGTTATCTCAACGGGCGCTTTCTCTTCTTTGCTGTATCCGTGACGACGTTCAAGTAAGAACATAGCCGCGCGCACATCGCCGTCATTCATAGCTGTATGGAGACAAGACAGCGAGCGAATCGCACTCATAGCTTCCGCGCGCTGAAACTCTCCATAAAAATCTAAGAATTGGCCGCTTTTTGCCTCGCGTCCTCGTTTCAACCATTCATACAGGATTGACTCCGATATGCCTGCATACTTGCAAGCAATCGCCCGTGTGCATCCAAGTGATGTAGCTTCGAGGATCTTGCGCTTGTATTTGTCAGTGAATTTACTTTTTCGGCCCATGTTGTTCCTCTAAAAGAGCAAAGGGGTGGGATTGCACCACCACACATGGCTGGACACCATGCTGCTACTGTTAGCCCCTTGCATTTTTTGGATATTCCTTTCTTAATTTTAATAGTTTTTTTCTTGCCGATTTCGAAAAAGGAAAAGCATACAAATGCTTGTGGCTCTTTTTTTCTTTTTTGCATTTGTCTCTATCTGATTTTTTCTCTAAGCTTCTGCTGTGTATCTTTCTTCCGTTGAAGAAAAAATCGTAGCCACTCCCACCTCTTTTGCCAAGATATACCCAGCTCATAGACTGATATAAGATGCCGACATGGTTCTGCGCTATGTCTGCAAACGCAAATATAACATCTAAATTCTTGTTGTTTTCTTTAAAAGAGGAGAGCATTGCGGCTACATAATAGCTGGTGTTCTTCTTTTGTTTTCCTGAAAAAGCAACACGGTTCAGCTCACAAACTCTTTTGTTTTTGAATCCCTCCCTTTGTCCAAGTGTTGAGCAAGCGCCGTAACCGATGGAGACACAGCCTATAATTATATTTTCTTCGAAAACACAGAAATGATGGCTTATCGGTGGTGCTTTTTTCGAATAGTGCCACCTTTTACAGATTCTATTTGCATCCTTCTGGTTAATTCTCTTTATTTCAATCAATTGTCTCTCCACAGTGCGGACATTTACTTTCTTCCTTGAACTGCTTTGTTTGCTCTTCATCATATAAAAGGCTGATGTCATTATCAAGCATACAATCAAGCTCATCATCATCCCAGCCTAGCCCGCTGAGGTCTTCATCTTGTAGCTCTTCGAATAGCTCTTGCAAAGCGTCCTCATCCCAATCCGCTCGTTCTCCGATTTTATTATCAGCTAGCATCAATAATTTAGCATCAACCGGATCAAGATCCATAAATCGCACAGGCACTTTATCAAGACCCAATTTGATTGCGGCTTTGTACCTTGTATTTCCTGCGATAATCACAGAGTCTTCTTTCCTTACGATTATGGGACTAGCAAAGCCAAATCTTTTAATTGATCCGGCCACATCATCAACAGCATGATCATTGATACGTGGATTATCGGGGTGTAAATTTATCGTGTTGATGTCTACAAATTCGCCTATTGACTCGCTCATGATCGCCCCTCTCTTTCTCTCTTTGCCCATTCGATCCGGCCCTCAATGATAGGATAGTATTCTTCTGTCATCTCGCATCCGATAGCGTCGAAGCCTTCAAGACAAGCACTGACGGCCGTTGTTCCAGATCCTAGGAAAGGATCTAATACTGTTCCATTTGGAGGCGTGATCAGTCGACACAGCCAGCGCATAACGCCGATTGGCTTGACAGTTGGATGGAAGTTTTTGACTTGATCTGATCTTGTTCCTGCGCTGTCAACTCCCATATATTTATTTTCGTTTTTGCCTGCTACGTTATTGCCTTTCAAATGCTCTAAGCCGGCCTCACGCTCGGATCTCGATGCTTTCGGGCATTGATAGATGTTAGCAGGCCATCTTCCTAGATTACTCACTTCATATCGTATAATCCCCATTGATTCTGATTGCGAAAAAACCTCACCATAGCCCGTTGATCCGCATCTTGGACGGACAGGCTCGGATTTAGGCTCCTCTTGAGGCCCTACCCAACAAGGATCGCCATAAGCAAATCTACAAGCATCTATATTGATCGCTCCTGTGCCGTGCTTTAATACATTCTCAGCGACCGACAGCCCCTTCTCTAGTGGCTTTCGCGCAAGGATCGCAGGCTCGTAGCTTGGTTTCAATGATGTCCCCCAGCCCTCCCACTGTGCGGCCTGTGGAGTGGCTGGTTTTGTTATGTTGATACTTGTATCTTCATACCCTGTTCCACCCACAAAATCTTTCCCCCATGACTCTCGCTTTTGATAATCCCCAACCACTTCCCGCTCCGCTCCTAGATGCCTATCAATTCCCTTGCTCACATCGTGCGACTTCGGAAAGCCGGAGAAGTACAGCCAGCTTATCATATCGCGGATCTCAAAGCCTGCTTTTGCAATCGCAACGCCCATCGGATGTACTGTTCTCGTTGCGCTGAATGCAACCATATGGCCGCCGTGCTTCAATACTCGATAGCACTCTTTCCATAGCTCAACATTGAAAGCGATCCCGCTATCATCCCAGCCTTTGCCCATAAATCCGATCTCATAGGGCGGATCGGTCACGATACTATCTATCGAATTATCAGGTATTTCTTTTAATTTCTCTAAGCAATCGCCTTTCAACAAAGTAAACTTAAAATCACTTTGCACAGGCTCAGGAGGCTCGACAATCGCTTCTTCCTCGTCTTCGCTGTACAGATCATCAAGTATGCCCGATAACTCATCCTCGTCCCAACCAAGGCCGCTCAAATCCTCGTCTTGTAGCTCTTCGAATAGTTCTTGTAATGCATCCTCATCCCAGTCGGCACGCTCTCCGATCTTATTATCAGCTAGCATCAAAAGCTTTGCATCAACCGGATCAAGATCCATAAATCGAACGGGCACTTTATCAAGGCCGATCGACTGCGCTGCCTTATATCTCGTATGTCCAGCGATGATCATTCGATCTTCTAGACGTGCGATTATAGGGCTGGCAAATCCGAATCTTTTGATCGATCCGGCCACTTCCTCGACAGCGTGATTGTTGATCCGTGGATTTTCTGGATGAGGTATCAACAAATCGATATCAATGTATTCTCCAATTGCTTCATTTCCCATGGTCGGTCTCCGTATCAAGATCAAAGAACAAACTTTCGTCAAGCTGCGCCATTGTATCCAGCCGCCCGAGGAACTCTCGGATTGATTGATATGGCCGCTCTTTGGGCGTCAAGATTACGACGACATGTTTATCTTGTATCGAGATCATAAGATCATTGTCGTTGTTGAGGTTCATCTGTGACGCCGTCTTGACGGCACTTAGACGAGCTATCTCTTCGTCGAGTACTCTGGCAACTTCCTCATTAATGACAGTCGGATCAAGTGCAAGAATGCTGTCGCGGGCGTTCGATTTTTTCGACTTCTGCGACTCGATCTCTTTCTTCTTTTGTGTCAAGTGATCAGGATCAACACCATATTTTCGATGGCGCCGAAGAGAAGGATCTATAATAACTTTTCCTACCATAATAAGCCAAGTCAAGGCTATTCGGATATCTGATATCGATATGTCCTCAAAACAGTTCCATATATCGCGTATACTCATCTGCACGGCGTTGGTCTCTAGAATGTATAGAACATCATTGCAGAGCGGTGAGAAGATCTTCTCGCCGCTGCCAAACTCTATCCGGAGCGCCTGCCTGTATTCCTCGATTGTCATTTTGTCTTTTTTGGCTTTCATGGTTGCGCTCCNTTTACAATCTCATTGATTTGTTTNTCAACTCGATCGCATAGCTGTATATCCTGTTCCATTTCCATTAANTAATCAAAGATCTCGGAATGAGATAATCTAAGTGATTCATTATAATGTGCTTTNGCNAGGTCTGTCAGTTGCAGTCTTCCGTTGATCTCTACATATGGTGATTGATTGTGCTTTTCACAGTAGTGTTTNGTGAGNAGCTTGCACGCCTCATTCTTCCAGCGGATAACACTGGAATANCCGCGCTTTAATTCTTTAAGTCTCATTGTTTGTCTCTTTTGTGGTGAATGTAAAATAGAATAGCTTTCCGCCTGATCTTAGTATGATCATGATTGCTCCTTTACAGCTATCTCGAGTGCTTTGATGGCGCAGCGGAACAGCGCAGAGCGTGACGTTCCTGTCTGTTTCTTCAATGCATCTAAGCGGGCTATATCGCTCTTGCTGAGCGTGATATTAACAGGCCTAAGCCGCTCGGAGGCGGCCGGTCTTGGTTGCTTCATTTCGATTGACAATGATTTTCCGTTGATAATGATATTCATGTTATTCTCCGTTGTATTCTGGGTGGTTGTTTAAGTGAACTTTAGTAACATATTTATCTATCCGCATGCGGTTGTTCAGCGCCCAAAGGATAGCCCTGTTGCGGCTTAGGTTTTTTGGGACATCGAAAGACTCTATTTCCCAAGAGCAATCATCGAGATAATCTGATGGCCCGCCCCCAAGCTCTCTCCAACACTCCAGTGTTTC